GCCCCGGTTCAACCGGCAGATGACCGGGCCTGTCGCGGAACACGCGACGTGCCTGCTCGTCGCTCAAGTGGACCGTTTCGCCTTCCTGGAACGGCCCCTCGCCGTCCAACCAGAAGTTCGGGCGATCCACCGGATAAGGCTTCGTGCCTTCGCGGGCCTTGCGCAGGCTCCGCGACTTCAGCGGGTCCTCAACGCCAACACCGCTCTCGGCCTCGGCACCGGGTGACGCCTGCTGATTGTTCTGCACCAACACGCCCAGATGACCCTGTGCGGCTGCCTTTACGGCGTCCGGTGCGTTCACCGGCCCCACTGGCCCCGTGCTCCCCTCGCCTTCCTTGGGTGCTGCCTTGCCGTCTGCCGGGCCTTTGCCCTTGGGTTGCAAATTCCCGTTATCATCTTTCTGTTCGGCCATTCTATCCTCCCTCTCTGACACCGCGAGGCCGAACGGAATGGGTACCGTCGGCCTATTGGTGTAGAGAGGTGAACGGGTGGGACTACGTCATCACGACGATGCCACTGCGGCCCGCACGATCAGCGCGGATGCAGGGCACCAAGATCTGGAACGCCTTGAAGTTGATTTGGAAACCGCCTTCAACGTCCCACTGAATCGTCTGGAGCGGCTCGCCTTCGACGAGCTGCACGACGTCGGGTGTGGCCTGCACCATCACCACCGTGTTCGGCGGCATCTTGTCGCTGAACCGGATGTTTTCGATACGTGACGTCTCAAGGAGGCGCTGACGAATGGTCTTGTCGCTCGCCGTCTTGAAGTCATTGTTCAGGTACGTGTCCATCGATGACGAGATGTAGATCCAGTAGGGACCATACATGCGGTCGGCATCCATGATAGCGAACATGGACATGATGTCGGCGAGGATCTGCTCGCCGGTCTTTGTGCCGCCCCACGAACCACCCGCACCGAACGACGTGGTGTTGCGGGCTGGGTGTGTGGTGTAGCCGTAGATGGGCAGGCCGGAGAACGTCTTGCTCCCGATGAAGAGCATTTCCTCGGTCTTCTCCGCTACGACGCGGGCAGCAATGCGGGCCTGACGCACGTCAAGTCCTTCACCACGCTTGCGCGACGCTTCGAGCGTGCGCAGGTTGATGTTGAAGTCCTTGTGCGTGAACGGCAGGGGCAGCGAGGCGAGCGAGAACTCCAGCCGGTCGTTCTCCGAACGGGTGATACCGTCCATCGAAACGATTGCCGGGTCCATGTCGCCCATCGTCTCCCACTGGTAGACGGTGGTGCCGAAGCCATTCGCCAGTCGAACGACGTTGCCCGCGCTGATGAGATCAGCGACGCCCTGAAGGCGAATCGTGGCCTCCTCGATGAGCGCGTTGTCAAGCTGAATCCACTCGTCCTTGCGCAACGTATCGCACGTGCGCAGTTCAGACGTGGACAGGGTGCGTCCTTCCTTGAGGGCCTTGATGAGCTGTTCGGTAGCCCACTTGCCAGACGTCCCTCGGAAGAACGTTTTGCCGGTGTCGACCGGCTCGGTTGCTGCAATCTGCATTGCCAGAAGCTCCTAATGAAACGGTTACAGGTTTGAAGAAGCGTGTAACCGCTTCTAATAAATCTCGACGCGCAGACGTGACGTGCTGGACGCCGTCTTCGTTTCGAGAGCGCGACCGATGCGCGTGCCCGATGCGTATGCACGCACCGTTCCCGCCACAGCACCGGGCTCCACGAACGCCCCTTCAGTCACGGACACGCCCGACGCGATGAGCATGTTGACGTGCATGCCGGGGAAACACGACGCCACCTTCACAGTGTCGCCGTTCTGATAGTCCTGATCGAAGTCCTTGGCCATCTCGTCGCGCTCGCACGCGACGTTACGGGCAGCGGGGCCGCCCGCCGTGTTGAACTTCGTCAGAGTGGTCACGCCCTGCACGAGCATGCCGGGGGTGATCGCTTCGCCTGCCGCGCCGTCTTCGTTGTAGATCGGCTGGCCGAGCAGGATTACAACTCGCTTTGCCATTTCTGAGTCTCCTGAACGCTTTCGTTACTGGTGAACGGCCGATCTTAGCGTGCCGCAGTCTTCTTCTCCCCGAGCGCATCCTTCAGGCTGCGAGCCGGGGGAACCACGTTGTCGTCAGTTGCGCTGCGAAGCCCGCGAGCGCTGAAATCCAGCACCGGCTTCGACTCCACACCCACCAACGCTGACAGCTTGCGCAGACCCGTGAGGTCCATCGCGGTGAGCTCGCTGTCGCTGTACACCTTCTGCTTACCGGCGAGCCCGGTGATCAGCGAGGTCTTCTCGGCCGCGTCCTGTGCGATCTTCTCGTCGATCATCGCGAGGACGGTTGGAGGTGCAGTCCTCCGCCATTCCACTTCCTGCTCCGCCGCGCTCAACGTCTTCGGCGGAGTGGGCGAGGTGGGCGGCGGAGTGCTCGGCGCTGGTGCCGGGCTGGGTGCGGGCTGGCCGGGGGTGGTAGGCGTGGGCGGCTGCGGAGTCGAAGCCTGCACGTCGGGCTGAAGCGCGTCGGCATCCTCGAGAGCCTTGATCTGCTCTTCGGTCATGGATTCCAACACGTTCTGATGTGCCACTGCGAATCCGTTCTTCTTGCTGTTGATGAGCGCGGTGATGCGCTCCTTCGCTACTGCCATTTTCTTTCCTCCACAGCCGCAGTCGGCTGCACTGGTAACGACCGGCTCTTCCACTTGTTCACCGTCCGTCAACGTTTCATACCGGGTGACAGGTTCCACTTCCTTGCGCGTTCCGCCTAGACTCACTTTGTTCTCGCCGTCGACGGAATACTTGCGGCGGAACGTCTGCAACGTGTTGTCAGGGGCCACCGCATACACCACCATCTCGTCGGCAGGGAACACGTCAACCACCCCTAAGAACGCAGGCTCATTCGAGTAGAGTAGGCTCTCAAGATTGCGCCACAGATCCGACTGGGACAAGTCCCCTTCCTGCTTGGCCGTCTTGAACCCAAACGTCTCGATGAGCCGCTCCCGCAACGATCGCTTCTCACCGACTGGATCGGGCATGCTCCTCTCCTCTATGCGAATGTTCTCGCTGTTGATGTCGAAATAATGAACGTGCCGGGCTGCCCGTGCGGCCCGTGCTGCACGTGGGGCACCACACCCCATGTCCACACTACACGCGCCTATCGCGTCCTCTGGCAGCATGGCAAGGTGGTCAGCCACGATGTTGCGCCATACGTGGTCGTAACGCACGCCGTTATACACGCCAGTCTTCTCTTCGGCGGTGATAAACACCCCCACGCTCACTTCAATTTCCTCGTGATTGCGTGCCCGCCGCACCACACTCTGTGTTTCGCTGCCCATGCTGTCGGCCCGGTTCAAATCGAGCCAGCTTTCCATGTGCAGCTTCTTGCCCCGCATCTCCGCTTCGAAGACACGACCGAAACAGTAGCGATCCAGCACCTTGGGGTCGTTCGCAGGCACCAATCGACCATCCCACGTGGGGTGATCCATCGTCACGGGCCGCCCGTTCCAGCTCCGCACGTCCATCGCTTCCAACTCAGATGCGAGGACCAGCTCCCTCACCTCGCTGGCGAAGGGCCATACGACGCCTTCCATGATGGCGATGGTCGGCACAATCAAGTGCTCGTGCCCGCCATGACTGGCCGTGCGCAATTCCCCGTCCATCTTCGCGAGGAACGTGACCTGACGTGCGAGTTGGGTGCTACTCATCCTCGCTCCAGTCAATGGCTTCACCGTTGATTTCGAGGAGCCGTCCCCGATTGTCGGTTAGGGTGGGCCGCTCCCTCGGGGGATCCTCTTCGCCTGCCGGTGTCACTTCGTTCTTGCTCGCGGGCGACTGTTCCGACGGCGGAATGGGCTTTCCGTCAGGCCCCAGTGGGGCCGTAACGACCGGCGGAGGGGGTGCCCCAGCCTCCTGCAGCGTCTTTTCGTTCTCCAAATCCTTCTCATCCAACGGCTCAAAGCCGAAGCAGTGTTGCCTGATCTCCGTCGTCGTCACAACAATGGCACCGGGCTTGTTCAGCGCGACCCAATCCTTCGCCATTCTCGATCGCTCACCCATCGTCAAAAACTGCAATTCTGCCCACAAAATTTCCCAATTTTTCGCCGGAGTTGGCAGAATTTTCAGCTCTATGAGGCGATTTACGAAGGGTGCCACGATGTGCGGCCCGGCATGTTCGATGCGCCGATCGCTTACACGATCGTTCCAGTTCGCGCGGTCCTGCGTGCTGGCCAATTCACCCATCTCGCTTCCGAGAAGGATGCGCTTGGGGATGCCACTCCCTCCCGCAATCTGCGTGAGGATCGCATCCGCCTGCGGCCCAAAATTCGCGACGTCACTCCCCAGCGTATTGATCGTTACACCACGAGTCCGAAGGACGCGGCGCTGATTGTGGACGAATTCATCCACTTGCTCCGCCATCTCTTCGACGGACTTGGGGTCTAGCTTCAAGTCGGGGTCGACATCGAATTGCATGCCTTGATTGGCTCGCATCCAAAACGCTTCAGAGCCACCACCGGTCACCTTATCAAGGTCGTCGAGCAAATTCCACGGCCCCTCCAACCGGGGCTCCCCATACAACTCATCATCCAGCGGGCCGTCTGATGGCACGTGTATCACCCGCGAGTAGTGCACCTTCCTCGCGATGGCCCCAGTGGAGCCAATCCCGCGAATGGTGTAATACTTCGGTTCCCCAAACCGCTCCGAGGAGGGACTGACGTCAAAGTCCGACTCGCTGATCGTCGCCTGCTCCTCACTGAACGGCCTCAAAAACAACAGGCTCGTCCCCGTCTTCATCGGCATCTGCAAGTCCGGTGCCCCGTCAGCCATCAAGATGACCGCATACCGGCCCAGCCCCGCTAACACGTCAGCCCGTCTCAGCACCGCATCCACGTCCATGCCGGGGAGCCGCTGAAACTCATCCCACGCGGTTTCGAACGCCGTCATGGTCGATGCGTCTGGATCCTCGATGGGTTCCCACCCACCCCTCCACGTCGCATCCGGCAGTGCCTTGACCAGCCTCTTCGCGATCGCGTTCCTCT